GGCTCAAGACGACGACTACGCCAAGTAATTGCACGTACAGTTCTCACATAAGATGGAAGTGTGTAAACAGAAACACCAGCTGTAGTTGCGATACACTCACGTGCCCAAATACAATTTACATCAATTGCGATTGCATTAATTGCATCCTCAGCCCATTGAGAAAGTTGAGAATCTGTCCAAATTCCGGTGCCAACATTGTTTTGAGCCGCTACGAGTGAACTTACAACAGAAGTGGTTAGTTGAACCGGGATAATCGAAATGAGTGCTGTGGATGAAGTTCCCGCAAGAACTACCAAATTCGCATTGGTTTCAGCGGCTGTAAGATCCAGTTTGTAAAGGCCAGGACAATTCGTAGAATCGACTTCAACTGGAGTACGCTCAGGAGTGTATTCTACACCATCCCGAATAAGGCGGAGAGTGTGATTTGCAACGTCACCAACTTTCGGTGCATTAAGCCCGGTATCCCAAGCAACATAGCAAAGGCCGGAAAGTGATTGATTTTTAGCTGGCACTTGTTGTAATCTCCACCGGAATTATGCTCACAGCGGTTGACGAAGACTTACCAGAAATCGTAATCATGTTGCAATTCATTTCTTCCGAGGTTAAATTGATTTGATACAAACCAGGGCAATTCACAGAATCTACTTCTGATGGAGAATTGGTCGGGATACTTTCTGTACCGTCTCTCACTAAACGTAGAGTATGGTTTGCAGCATCTCCCGTTTTTCCAGCATTCGCATTTGCATCCCATGCTGTATAACAAACACCAGGGAGAGCTTGTCGTTTAATTGCCATCGAGAAGTCCCTTACTTAATCCTGCTTGCAAATGCCAAACCGGGGGGCGAGAAAGCCCAGAAAGCCGAGCCACAATTAAATCAGTTTCGGAAATTTGATCCCCCTGAAAAAGATAACCGGGGCCAAAACCAGGCTGATCGGAAAGCGAATTTGTGTCAGAAAGGGTTGCATCATAAGTAGAAGATGCCCCAATACTATCGGAAAGTGTTTCTGTTTCTGAAAGTGTAGCGCCAAACCAAAGATTCAGAATTTGGGCATCAGAAAGAGTATTTGTGTCAGAAACGAGATAAGAAGTACTTCCGCTATTTGCTGTTTCTGCACCAAAAGTTAAGAAACCCGCTGTTCCAATATTACCGGGAAGATTTTGATTATTATATTCAGTGAGAATCCAAGCTGTCGAACGGGCAACATTTGACACACGGATCTCGTCCATCAAACCGTTTCCGTAATACGAAGCAGCTCTAGAATCTCTACCAACTGTTGCAGTTACACTTGTACTTCCGATTGATGCGCCAGTTCTGGCACTTCCTGAATCGTAAGCTGGTTCAGCGCCGTTGATTCGCAGGCTCACCGTAGTCCCGCTCAAAATCCCTACTACATGGGTCCAACTGCCAGTCGCAAGCGTGCTAGACGGGAGAGCAAATTTCTCTACTCCCGCATTTTGGACGTCGAAGTAAAACGCAAAATGGGCTGAAGCTCCGCCAACATTCACAAATGCGGTGTACCCATTCCCAGGCCCACTCACTAATCGCGTAAACAACAGTTGTGTCGCCGTCGTCGTTGGATTCACCCAGAACTCCACCGTAATATCGCCCGTAATATTCAGAGATGCATCACTGCCTACATCAAAATACTGGCTACTGGCTGCAACAAAGGATACGCCACCTTGTACTTTTCCAGTTGCGGCTGTTGCACTATGATTTGTACCATTATTTACGCCAGTTGATTCAATAAGATTTAATGTTGTCCCATTTGTCAAATGCCAAACACCTTTGTAGTTTGAATCCCAAACCGCACTTGGGGCGGAAGCTCCAGTATTTTGTTGTGTACTTACGCCAGAATCACCGTATGCCATGTAGAAAACAAAATCAGAACCGCCACTTGCAGGAACAACAGGACCAGTTACCCAAGCCCAAAGATCACCAGCAGTTCCATCGTAAAATTCTACTTCCCAGGCATAGAGCGTGTTTCCAGCAGAATCTGACGAAAAAACTAAATCGTATGGGATCGTTCCCCCGACTCCACCAGTTTGGGTTCCCGTGTTTTGTACATTTCCGCCGTTAGCTACAGTTTTTACAGAAGTCGCTCCGGTAATTTTCACAAGCACGGGAAAAGTCGCACCAGGAGCCGAAGCCCCACATTTGGTGTGATCAATTGTTAGCGATCTGTAATATCCGTAGGCCATTATCTTGGAAGCCCCCAAACGCGGCAATAGTTTTCAAGTGCAGGCATGATTGATGGGGGATAAGAACGAGTTGCCCCGTAATCCCGAATTACGTACTTACGAATACGCTCTTCACTTTGTTCCTTTTTATGATACTTATCGAGTATTTTATAAGACTCCACCCGACAATTAGCACAAAGTTGACCAGAACGAATTCTTATACGACAGTCCAAACAAATTCGTATTTGGAATAACTTACGTTTTGGTTGTACTGGACGGCTCATCTCAAAATAATCCTGCCTGACATTGGCAAAGCAAAAGTTATCTCAACATCAAATGTTGTTGGATGCACAGTCCAACCAATTCCAACAGCTTCCCGTGGAACAGAATTGTCGTAACAAGTAACAGAAATGTCGGAAGTCCCGAGTCCGTGCTCTGTGCCTAAAATCGTGAATTGTAGTTGAAGTTCAAAATCAAGAATATACTTAGTGACCGGAGAGTCGATGACAATTTGCTCATTATACTGTAATCCAGCCATCACTTTAACCCCATTTGCCGATCAGAATTTCGTTTGTTGCGCATAAGCACACGAAGTGCTTCAAGAGTTTGCGCGTAACCCTTAAATTTGTTTATTGCCTTTCCCCATTCCTGTGCTTGTTCCCACAAATCAGTAATCGAATAAGACTCAATCACTTTAATGTGATCGTCAGGAACTGGGATTGGAGTCAAATCATCCAAGGGTGGAGCGGCTGCCCTGTAAAAAACAATCATGTTGCCGTAAGTCGAAACTGACGGCTTCATCCAAATTGCAACCCAACGGTGGGAAATGGGACAGAAAAACTGCGGAGTTCCGTAGCAACTGTCCCAATCCAACCGTTGCTGGTTCAACTTCCTAACCGAGGTGGGAAACATCCACCTGCGGATGGTGTTGTTCCACATTGCTACTAACCCAATATAATCAGGCAAAAGTTCCAACATATCGTAATACGTGGTACCAGCCTGAAAAGGAATGACAGCCGACTTGTAAATACATCCGGTAAAAGCACAAGCTTCATCTAATCCATCTTGAATGGAATCGTTTATTGCTTGTTGGTCGAAATAGACCGAATTCCCGAATTGATTTTGAAGTTTGGCTGTCAAATCCAATCGTGTCATCTTGGTGTGATCCTCTTGAATTTATGAGACACCATGTCTTCACGAATAAGGTCTTCGTAGTTTTTTGGTTTGGAACCTTTGTTGCAGTCGATTACGGTGTTGAAATCCTGATTAGCTTCGGGACAAGCAAAGATGTTCTCAAATCCCCATGCTTTAAGCTTTTTCTTGAAATCGGGTGTGTGCATGATTGTGACATGGAAGTCACCAGGGAAAAGCTGGCGTCCGTAAATCGTAGCTTCCCAAAAGTCTTTCTGGCCACGAAGGTTGATCTCCCAATTTTTTACTACTTTTTGAAATTCAGGATAAGCCAGAAGTAGGGTTCCTCCTGGCTTGAGAACTCTCCAAATTTCAGTAAAAAGTTTAAGATGAGAATGCTTGCTGATGTGTTCCACCACATGAAACATTGCGACTTCATCTACAGAATTTGCTTTGTAGGGAAGTTTATCAAGCATATTGGCAAGAATATCTGGCTTCACACTTGGTTCGCTGTCGATGTTCACATAACCATCGAGTTTGTTAGCACCACAGCCCAAGTTAAGTTTTAGGAGTTTTTTTGCCACTTACAACCCCCTTTACTGAAGCAAGGTAATCTTTGCCACGGAACTCAGATTCAGGAGTTCCGGGCTTACCATTCTGGGCTACCCAATATTTGGAGTAGTTCTTTTTATTGTAGTCGTTGATTATTTCATTCCAAAGAATGTGACCACAGACAATGCTTGTGTCAGCTAGTACTGTTGTGCCAGGAGATTCTTTTTCCGCTTTCACACAGAAATAAATGTCTTCTGTGTTAGTTACACCAGTAACGAAAAACGGCTTGGAAAGCTTACGAAGAAGATCAACCTTAATTAAGCAGCAAGAAAATCCAACTGCTCCACACTTAATTGGTCCACGTTTTCGAGGAACTTTATCAAGTGCGACAAGTCCAAGTTTTTCCGGGCTGTCCCATTTGAAAATCATGTGCTTAAAAGGAAATCCCCGAATAAGCACATCGGCAGCCGCTATGTCCACATCGTGTTTGAGAAGTTTGTCAAGAAAATCGAATGGTAGTGGGAGAAGTACATCATCGTCAATAAAGAGAAGATGGGAAGCCCCAATTTCCAAAGCCGTCTCAGCGGCTAAATTCCGCATTCGGTCAATTGTCATCCGAGGGGGATTCACAAAACAAAAATCCACATTTGGGTAATGTTTCCCGAAGTTGTACCACATTTGACAATGATTTGAGTAAGCTGCTTGTTGAGAAACAGAAAGGGAATTAGTCCCCACCACAATTCGAGATCGTGGTTGAGGAAGACTTGGAATAGATTTTTGAGAAGTATGTTTTGTCATAAAATTAAAACGGGGGAGTTGCAGTCCTCCCCCAATGGACACTACCCCATCATTCGGACGAAAACGGCACAGGTGTTTGTAATTGCCGTGCGGGTGTCGGAAGTTGCAGTTGCCGAAGCGGCTGAACTTGCCAAACTCGCAGCAAGAACAACATTCGCGTGCAAAGTTCCAAGAGATCCTACCATACTCGCATTACCAACCAATGCGTTATTGACAGAATCCCAACCGAGTGCAATTCCAGAAGCAGAACTCGCAGAAGAACTCCAAGAATCTGAAGTGGAAGTTCCCGCGCGAGTCATTTTGGTAATGATCGCATACGGACAATACCCAAAAACTTGGGATTCCCCGTACTGACCTGCCGTCATTGTTTGGGATGCAATTCCATACTTGAATGCGCCATTTTTGGCGTCACCAGCAGTTGCAGGAAGAACTACATCCACACCGTCATTTGTCCCATTGAGAACCAGAGTAACCGGAGTTCCAACAGGAATACTTGCGGAAGCCTCTCCGTTTCGTACAACAACGTAGGAGCTATCACGTTTGTTTCCGTTTTGCTTAAATCGCATTTGAAGTTTGTCTCCTTCTTACCCGTAATTTGTCTCTTACGGGGTGACGAGAGTTCTCGCAATTTTACCAAGTACGCCCTGTTTGCGGCGATTGGTAGTTGTGAGATTTCCCATCCACGCAACGTGACCCAAGCGGCTGTCACCATTAATGGGCTTGAAGATAGATTTGCCAGAGTCGTCTTTCAACATGGTGAAATCCGAATCGGCTTCATAAATCAATTTGAAAAATTCCGGATTGATGAAGAAACCGGAACCATAAGTGAGAGTGGAAGGATCTCCCGAACCAGCCACAAGAGTCGGCGCCGTTCCACTGTAAACATCGGGCACCTTATCGTCCATAACGAAATGGGCGCCCTTATACACAGTGTTTTCAAAAGGATACGCTTCGTCGATTTTGTTATCGGTGTAGCGATACTTCTGATACAACGCGTGAACGAAAAGTTCGTAGCTGGTTTCATCCATGAGAACCAGCTTGACTTTTCCACCAGTTCCGAGGCTTGCACGGTTGAAAATCTGGTCGATTTCCAACATCAAACCATCGTAGGTCGTAGCGGCTGACGTAAGAGTCTTATTACGCCAGTAAGTAGAAGTTGATTGATTGATGTTACCAATCGACGTGGAAGTGGTGGGGGTGTAATCAATCAATTCCGAAATTGGCTCGATACTGGAAGATCCGTTAATCGTGGAGATGTACGGAGTTTTCAGTGAGCCACCGGACTGATTTGCAGAACCCCACATAAGAGATTGTGCAAAAAATTCCTGCAAGCCCATTTCGGCCTGCTTGATACGCGCTTTGACGAGAGAAACCAAACGCTGTTTGTTCTGTTTAACTTCTTTCATCGAGTAGACGATAGCGGCTGCACATTGGCGCCACTGGAAAATCGCATCCGATACGCCATCAACGGGAATTGAAGCGAGTTCGTCATATCCGTCGTAAGAATCCGCAGATTGCAAACCATACATCAGAGGAACTTGAATGTATGTTCCACCATCCTGAGATTCATACAGATCCTTCCTCATGATTTCAAAGAAGAAGGCGTTAGTTGCGCCAATGTTGTCGATCAATTCCTTCCGATAAGCCGGAAGGGAAAGACCGAAAAGAGAGTCGAGATTTAGAGTTACCTGCGAAGGTGCAGACGAACTCCCGAATGTTACAGCCATAAGTTAAGCCCTTTTTCCTTGTTGAACCTGAGCGGCTGCCCATTCGACAGCTTCATTCAGATTCATTTTCTTTGTTGGAATTTCAGTACCTTGTTTTGCCGGGCCAGCAGAAGATTTCAACCGTGCAGGCGCATCTGAAGCATTCCTGCGAATTTGATCGGCAACTTTCTGTGGAGAGGTTTTACGTTCGCTTGATGCGATGGTGTAAAGTCGCCGCATGTATGTTTCAACATTTTGGGTTCCGATCGGAATTTCTGCTGAAAGTTCTGCCATTCGGTTCTCAAATTGCTTTGAGGCACCCTTTGTTTCAGTAGCCAACTTATTGTAGGCTGTAACAACTTCTCGTTCAACATTGTTTTGTTGAATCACTGCAAAACGCTCAGCAACAGATTCTTCTTGCTGAGCAACCACTTCATCAAATATCTTGCCGATTTTCTCTTGCAAGAATGCGTACTCTGGTCCCAACGCCTCCGCTACAATAGTTTTGATTTCACGTCTTGCAGCAGTTTCCTCTTTCTTTGTGAGGGGAGCTTCGGTTTGTTTCGGCAAAAGACCAGCTTGAGCCGCTAACGCTGCAATAATTGCGGATGCTTGGGGACCAGAAAGAGCTTTGTAAAGATTCTTTGCTTCTTGAGCTTGTTCCGCCGAAAGATCATCTTCGGCAGGGGTTTCAGGAGTTTCTTCGGTTGTTTCCTCAGAAGTCTCGGAAGTTTCTTCGGTTGTTTCCTCTTGGGTTTCTGCCGGAGCAGCCGCTAGGGAATTCTTTGCTTCGGTTTCCGCCTGAATTTGTGCAGCGGCTTCATTTATTGCGATTTGGAGAGAATTGTCAGCCATTAGTTTAACCCCTCATAAGTTGATTCAAAAATATCCGGCTTACAAGGATAAAATTCACCTTTAACGCCTCTGATAATCCAATCTCCAATTTGTGCTTCCATTTCACCTTCAAGAGTAGGGATTTTACATTTCATACCCAACGAACTCCCACCGGCGTAGTCTGAATCTTCGTAAATATGAACTGAAGGCGCAAAAAGTTTTACTTCAGATTTATTTTTTCCAGTCCACTGAACTGCTTCAATAATAATAGGTTTTTTTCGAAATTGTTGTGCCATTAGTTTAACCTTTCATACGCATATTGCCCACGAATGTAGGCGTTAAAGTATTCTCCCCTAAGAGTCGATAAATTCAATTCAGCGAATACAAAAGGGGAAACATCAAAGTAAACATAACTTCCACGTTGATTAAAATGGATGGTGAGTTGCTGGTGGTCAACATCATACTCAAGTGATGCAACACAATCCGAGCCTTGTTCTCTTGGAATAAGCTGTTTTGAGCTTACAGAGGACTTCTCTAAGTTCGCTCGTCCAAATTTATCTTGAAAACGTCCAATCGCGCTGCGGCTCATTCTTGCATCCCGGGAAAAGGCATATTCTGTAATTGCTGTCGGATTTGCTCAGAATCAGGTGGGGTTGCTTGTTGCAAAAGTTGCTGGGAATTTCCACCGGAAGCACCTACAGCGGCTTGAAGTTGCTGCATTCTGGCAAGTTCCATAAGCAAAGCCATTTGCTGAAATTCTGCAATTGCTTTTTCATTCCGATAACCAATACGCACAGCGGCTTCCCTTACCAGATATGGTGAAAACGCTACGAAGGGATTTTGTTGAAGGAAAGCCGTATACTCAAGAAGTTTCCGCTTTTCTTCCTGCGCAGCCGCTTGGGACATTGTGGAGAGATCAACGTCAATTCGGAAATCGTAACCGTCGCGCAAATCTTCTGCTTGAATAAATTTAGCCGCAGCGGTTTGTTGGGGTTGGACTGATCCACCAAAGAGTTCTCCTTCAGGACTTTGCATTTTCACGTAAGTTGCGCTTGTGAAGTTGTCTGCAACGCAGAGAAGGATTTCTCGTCCAATTTCACAGTACCATCTGACAATTCGATCTCTGTCCTTAGTTTCTCTAAGTGCTGTTCGCTGATTAACAATTGTTGCTTGAGTTGCTGTAGTTCGATCTGCAACTCCACGAGATTCGTCGGATGTTCCTGAAATCCTATTAAGATCATCTGCGCTGACCTGTATTGCCTCAGCAAGAGCCGTTCCAAGATTAGCGTTGTCGATTGGTTTGATTGCACCATCTTTTTTGACCTTAATTAGTGCACCGTCAGGACCAGTTTCGAATTTTTCGAGTTCTTCATCATCAACCATCCCCTCTTGAATTTGAAATTTGCGAATGAAACGACGACGATGGGTACGCAGCATTTCCCGAGTTTCATTGTATTCATCCTGTGGGGAGAGCCAATGAAATGCGGGGGGAATTGGATAAAATCCTGCAATTTGCAAACGAATGTCAGGCCGCAAGTCAAACAATGGAAGCCGCTCGAACTTACGTTGGAAAACAGTTACACAGGGATCATCCAAAACCAAAAGTCGGACTCGTGCGCGAAGGTCCCAAATCCGCCAAATCTTTACTCCATTTGTTTTGAATCTTTCTTCAACCGATAAACTTGCACGTTCTCTTTCGTTTGAGAGAGAAATGGAGATTTTGTCTTTGTTCATGAGTTTCGGAAGACTCATGAGATCATCTTTATCTACATAATCGTAGTAGCCAACCCAACCACAACGGTTGAGATACTTATGATCCATCCCACCAATTCGGAATGTTTTGGCCGGAACATGTTTAATGAAAGTTCGCTCATTTTGTGGGAGTTCTTGCGACTCAAGGAGCATTCGTTGACGTTTCTCAGGTGTGAGATTCTGTTTGGCATCTTTACCCAAAAATGCTTGGGGAGCGTTGGGATTAATCACCCAATCTGCTTCGTAGCCAACTTCAATTATTCCAAACCTAGAAAAAGAGTCCTTGTACGCTTGCTCCATTTCTTCAGCGAAATTAAGTTTCTGATCTTGTACGATCGTGTTAAGTAAGTCAGATTTAACATTCGCAGAAGCGGCAGCGGCTTCGAGTTGATTTTCATTGGCGGGGCGCGATGAAACTTGGTATTTGGGGAAAGTGGGAATAAATGAAGCAATCTTGATCTGGATCGTTTCATAGATTTTGTTAATCGTGTAGGGATTGTAAGCAAGTTCTGCCTGGGATTTCCACTGAAACCCTTCGTAGTACTTATCGAGAATATCACACTTAAAGAGAGTCTCCCACTGTTTGTAGTAGGAGTCAGCATCTTTAAGCCGCTCGGACCAAATCGAATCTTCGACAAGTTGTTTGGGCATGGGATTACTTACTCTGCAAAATCAGATCCCTTAACTTCATGATGTTACCAGATATGCTTGGATTACTCTTAAAGAGTATCTCAGCAAATTTATCAGCGGTGTTCAAAGCAGTATTGCCGCCTTGATTTGCTTGTGTTTCCCAAAATTGAGTAGAATATCCCGGAATTCCTCCCGGAATGTAAGAGGTATTTAATCCGATTGGATCTCTAACTCTCTGAATATTGTGGGTTATCTCATGGCCCAAAGTTTTAATCGCCTTTCGAGCATGGGAATTGGGCATATCGAAAAGAGTTGTGATATTTGATTTTGGATCAAACTCACCCAATGTTGGCGAATTATAATTTAATTTTTTAAGTTGCAATTCAGACAGTCCTGAAAGTTTAGGATATTTTTGCTGAAAATAGCGCAACGCGACTTCGGATTCAGACATATTTGGGTTTAATTTAATTATTCCACGAAGCGTCTCTGCAATTTTCGCAGCATTCTTAGGATTTATCACAGCTCCAAGCGGCCCAATTGTTTCTAAAGCCGCTGGACCCATTCCCAAATCGGAGCCATCACCAAAAATCATTCGAGCAATTTTTTGTACTGCGGTTGGTTGTGCAGAAATACCGACACCACCCGTTTGCCAAGTTGGAATTTGGGACGGGCGATAACTCGTATCATCGTAAAGCAATCGCGGAATTAAGTGAAG